GTTTGTGGAACGTGTCAAAAACGAAATGCACCAACGTCGCATTCCTACCAACACCGGTGGCGGTGCCAACATGATGGATTCCAGCTACAATCCGCTCAGTATTAATGAAGACTACTTCTTTCCAGTAAGTGCAGACAGCAAAGGGTCAGATGTTACTACCTTGCCCGGCGGCAGTAATCTTGGCGAAATTGACGATTTAAAGTACTTTAATAACAAAATGGCCCGCGGTCTACGTGTGCCAAGTTCCTACTTGCCTACCGGTCCGGACGACTCGGATCGTGCCATGAGCGACGGTCGTGTGGGCACTGCCCTTATACAAGAATACCGCTTTAACCAGTATTGCATGCGCCTACAGCGCCTGATCATGCAGAAATTAGATGACGAATTCAAAATGTTCCTGCGTTGGAGAGGGTTTAATATTGACGCCGGAATCTTCAATATCAGCTTCTGCGAGCCACAAAACTTTGCCAGCTACCGTCAAAGCGAGCTAGATACCACTCGTATCCAGGCATTTGCACAGGTAGAAGCCCTGCCATACATGAGCAAACGTTTCTTAATGAAGCGTTACCTGGGCCTAACCGAAGAAGAAATTGTAGAAAACGAAACACTCTGGATGGAAGAACGCGACGAACCAGAACTAGAAACCACACAAGGTCAAGACCTGCGTGCTGTGGGTGTAACACCTGCAGGCCTAGAAGCAGACATAGCCACCGGCGAAGAACTGGCAGGTGCCAACACCGGCGGTGTGCCCGGTGCAGAAGGCAGCATACCTGGCGCACCTACCACAGCTCCCGGAACCGCTGCTCCGGGCGCCGTTCCTCCTATACCGTCAATCTAATAAATACAGTATGATCCTAAACGAAATCTACTCTCGCGAACCTGACGCATATCAAGATTTGAGTCAAGACAATAGTCAGCCTCGCCTGGGTAATCTTCGCAAGACACGCTTGACTCTGCGCCAGCTCAACAAACTGCGTCAGATGAATGATGTAAGAAGTTACGAGTTTAAAGAAAAACTCAAACGAGTCAAAAAGCAGTACGCACCAGCCCCTGCGGCACCGGGCATGTAATATAGACCTTAGTTGTAATATTACAGTCAAAAACACCCAGTTTTCCACCTTAAAAGTACCAATATTACTCGTTGATAGTAAATATCTAACGAGCCATAACCTATGGAGGAAAAATATGACATCGAAATTTGAACAATTGATTGAATACGTAATCAATGATGAAGAGGCAAAAGCCAAAGAACTATTCCACGATATCGTGGTAGAAAAGTCCCGTGAAATCTACGAAAACTTGATGAACGAAGAAGACGCAGAAATGGACGAAGCCGAAGAAGAGTTGGACGAAGCTAAAGAAGAAGATTCTGAAGAAGAACTCGACGAAAACACAATGGGCGGCGATGCCAGCGACAACTTGATCGACGACGTAGAAGCTGAAGAACAAGGCATGCAAGAAGCTGAAGAATCTGATGCAGAATTTGACGACGAAGCCGAAGAAGAAGGCGAAGATATGACACACGACATGGAAAAAGAACATGACGAAGGTGATATCGAAGATCGCGTTGTTGACCTCGAAGACAAACTCGACGAACTCATGGCTGAATTTGAGTCATTGATGGGCGACGAGGCCAAAGAGCATGGTGATTCAGTATCTGACATCGACGGCGGCGACGCACTAGAAATGGACGACACAGACACAGCTGAATTTGACGAAAATTCCATGATGGAAAATGTCAAATTGGATGCAGCACCAAAGCCTGTAACCAGCGAACCAGCTGGCACAAATACCAAGAGCACTGTGGCTTTTAACAGTGGCGCTAAAGGTATGGAAGGTGCTCCAGTTAAAATGACTGGCGACACAGCACAAGGTCGTTCAGCTCCAAAAACTGGTGATTTACCAGAAGCAGGACAATTCAAGAATGTACCAGGCAAAGGCGGTTCTAATGCTAAATTAGCACCAGCACCCAAGCCAGTAACAGCCCAGGCAGCTGGTGTCAACACAAAGACACCATTTCCAAAAGGCTAATCCAGAGATATGGCTCGATATCTACAAGAACATCTAAGCTTCACTCAAGCACAGGCGGAAGTCTTGCTTGAGGAAGCCCACGATGGCTCTGGTCAGAAAACCATGAAGTTAAAAGGTATCTGCATCGAGGGCGGCGTTCGTAACGCCAATGAGCGAGTATATCCTGTAAATGAAATTGCCAAGGCAGTTGACACCATTAACGAACAAATTAGAACTGGTCATTCAGTACTGGGCGAAGTTGATCACCCAGATGACTTGAAAATCAATTTGGATCGTGTAAGTCACATGATTGAAAAAATGTGGATGGATGGGCCAGCTGGAATGGGCACATTAAAGATACTACCTACACCGATGGGCGAACTGGTCAAAACCATGTTGCAGTCAGGTGTAAAATTAGGAGTTAGTAGTCGTGGATCAGGTAATGTCGACGACCATAACGGACATGTCAGTGACTTTGAAATTGTCACTGTAGATGTGGTTGCTCAGCCAAGTGCTCCAAACGCATATCCCACAGCAATTTATGAAGGCCTTTTGAATCACAAGGGCGGTCAAAGATTGTTAGATATGTTTAAAGATCCGGCTAAAAGCAACAAAGCACAAAGATACGTACAAAGCGAAGTGATTCGTCTAATACGTGGTCTTAAGATACAGGAGAAATAAGCATGTTAGATGCTATTAAACCGTTACTAGATAGCGAACTGTTAAGCGAGGACGCTCAGCAAGAAATTACTGAGGCTTGGGAATCCAAGTTAAACGAAGCTCGCGAACAAGTACGTGCAGAACTACGCGAAGAGTTTGCACAACGCTATGAGCATGACAAAACAGTGATGGTGGAAGCCCTGGATCGTATGGTAACAGAAGGTCTCGAAGCAGAGATTCAAGCAATTGCAGCTGAAAAGCAACAACTTGCTGAAGATCGTGTTAAGTTCCAAGTCAAAATCAAAGAAGATGCCACCAAGTTTAACAGCTTTATGGTAACCAAATTGGCCGAAGAAATTAGCGAACTGCGCCGAGATCGCAAGATGCACACAGAAGGTGTTGAGAAGTTAGAACAGTTTGTGGTACATGCACTTGCACGTGAGATTCAAGAATTTGCAACAGACAAACAAGATGTGGTCAACACAAAAGTTCGTTTGGTGCGCGAAGCTCGCGCTCAGTTAGAAGGACTCAAAGCTCGTTTCGTAACAGAATCAGCCAAGAAGATGTCTAATGCTGTTAGCACACATCTAAAGGGTGAACTCAGTCAGTTGAAAGAAGATATCAAGGTTGCTCGTGAGAACAATTTTGGTCGTCGTATTTTTGAAGCGTATGCAAGTGAATTTGGTGCAACTCATTTAAATGAGAAGCAAGAAGTTCGTAAATTGCATGACACAATCGCTGCCAAAGATGCTAAACTGTCCGAAGCCATCAAATTCGCCGAGAAAGCAAAAGTTCTCGTTGAATCCAAAGAACGCGAAATGCGTATCCTTAAAGAATCTAATCAGCGTGAAGCTGCGTTAGAGGAATTGCTTGCACCTCTTAACAAAGAGAAACAAGAAGTGATGCGTAATTTGCTCGAAAGCGTACAGACAAGTCGTTTGTCCAATGCTTTTGAAAAGTATCTACCAGCAGTTTTAGAAGATCGTTCCGCGAAAGCCCCCAAAGTAATCGTTGAATCATTATCTGAAGCAACTGGCGATAAATCTGCCCGCAGTCCAGATGCAGATCACGAAAGCAAAAGCAATGTGATCGATCTAAAGCGTTTGGCAGGGCTGTAAATCCAAGACATAATATAAGGAGACTTAAATGTCACAAGAATTATTAGAAGGTCGTTGGAGCGAAACTAAAGATGCACTTTTAGAAGGCCTGTCTGGTTCTAAGCGTACATCCATGTCCGTTATCCTCGAAAATACAAAGAAATACTTGCGTGAAAATGCAAGTTCCGGTTCTACAGTTTCTGGTAACATCGCTACATTAAACCGTGTGATTCTGCCAGTTATTCGACGTGTTATGCCAACTGTTATTGCTAACGAGTTGGTTGGCGTACAGCCAATGACAGGTCCAGTAGGCCAAATCCACACATTACGTGTACGTTATGCACAAAGTTTGAATGACCAATCCGCAGCCGCTACTAGCGTTGCAGCTGGTTCTGAAGCTTTGAGTCCTTTCACAATTGCTACTGCTTACTCTACCGT